GCAAGCTCAGACGGAGACGGATCTGGAGGCGGCGGAGGCGGAACGCTTAACACCGGACAACCTACACCTAACAACAGAACTCCAGGACAAGGCGGAAGCGGAATCACAACATCAATCTCAGGATCACCTACAGCTTATGGCGGTGGTGGAGGCGGAGGATCTAATGGTCCTTCTGCATCAGGTGGATCTGGTGGCGGTGGAAGCACGAACGGATCTGGCGGCACAAACCAAGGCGGAGGCGGAGGTGGAGGTACCTCTGGACACGAATCACCTGGAGGATCAGGCGGTAGTGGAGTAGTAATTATAAGGTATAAATATCAATAATGGCACATTTTGCAAAAATAGATGAATCAAACGTGGTACTACAGGTACTTAAGGTAAATGATGAGGATGCTGCTACTGAAGCTGCAGGCCAAGCTCATTTAAATACACATAATAACTGGCCAGCTAATCTTTGGATACAGACTTCATATAACACTTGGGAAGGACAACACAAATTAGGTGGATCACCTTTTAGAGGAAACTATGCATGTATTGGTTATACTTGGGATTCAGTTAATGAAATATTTTGGGCACCTCAACCCTATGCTTCATGGACAAAAGATAACGCAACTGCAAGTTGGGTTTCACCCGCAGGTGCTGAACCAGCATTAACATCTGAACAAACACAACAAAATTTAGATGGAACACATGGTTGGAAATATAATTGGAATGAAGGAAATCAGTCCTGGGATTTAGTTGACGGACTAGAATAATTCCTTTAAAAGAGGTATCGCATGTCCTTAGTGATACCATTGTTTGCAACACCCATAAATTTATCTACTTTAGATATATCCGATAAAGAACAAGATAGTATTGAAAAGACTCTACAGAGTTTAAAATACGGTCCTACAAATCAAAGCGGTGGTGCAGGAATAAGTAAAGATTTATTTCTGTTTAATAATAAAAAATTTAAATCATTACATAAAAAAATTCTAGACTGTGTCTGTTTGTTTAACGAACAGGTCATGGGTTATAAAAAAACAAAATTTAAACTAACAACATCTTGGGCTACGATTTGTAATAATCAAGAAGAATCAGAAAGACATAAACATTGTAATAGTATGTACTCAGCTGTTTATTATAACAAATGTAGTGACAGTGTTGCTGACATAGTATTCTATAATAACAATTGGGCCAGTAATAATTATGATTTAGAGACGGTTGAAAGCAATCATTTTAATTCTAGTTATTGGTCTATCCCACCAAAAGATAAGCTATTAATAGTATTCCCTTCTTCTATGTATCATAGGATATCTAAGAGCCATGACAATAAAACAAGATATTCAATAGCCTGTAACTTTGTTCCCGTGCCTCCTTATGGGTATATGGATAGTTATAATATTTGATCTATGTCAATGATTAAAGAAGTTATTTTTGATAAAAAAGAAATTAAACTTATAACTGACTACGTATTAGAGAATGAAAAACATATTAAAAGTTTGGGTCCATCAATATATCCTGGAACCGCTAAAGATGCTTTGACAGGAAGGTACATGATTTTTAATTTTTTAAACTCCCCTATAGGAGATATACTTAAATATAAAATCTTTAAGTTTTTACATAAAAATAATATTCATGAACCTTGTGCCATACAATGTTGGGCTAATACATTTAGAAAAGGTGAAGGCATTAAACAACATAGACATCAAGTAAAAGACCACGAGTTGTTTCTATGTGCAAACATATTTATAAAAGGGGATCCTAATTTAGGTACGACATATATTATAGATGGTAAGCATGTGAATGTTAAAAATAAACCTGGAGAAATAATGTTGTTTAATTCTAGACTTGAGCATTATGTTGACAAAAATCCCAAAGATAGTATAAGAATATCTATAGCATTAGACATACATGAAAGAACTATATTTAACGATACAAAAAGATTTTACAATTGGGTATGATTAAAGAGACTTTATCAGAACTAGATTTTTATCACGGTAATGTAAAATTACCAAAAGGAATTTCTTTAGATATGGAATCTTTTAGAGCGGATATTTTATATTATAGTTCTACTGATAAACCTTTTCCAATGTCTAGAAATTTAGACATATTACATACGTACATAAGTGATTATTTTAATTTAAATTTTGTAAGACATTTAATTATTAGAGACACGTTTGGTTTAATAATACAACCAAATGAACAAACTCCGACTATCGTAGAAGCAGACCCCATGGATTTAATAAATGCACCTGATTATGTAATGCTCTATGGCGTTAAAGTTAAAGAAGAATCTTGTCCTGTGACTATAGAGTTTGATGATAAAAGACAGAAAAATAGATGGTATAAAAGAAAATTAAAAACTAATTCATTTATGATATTCCCAAGCACTTTGACCTACAAAATAGAGAAGAATGAATCTAGTGACACAAATTATATCATGAAATGTACTTATGAATCTAAATGATTATTACTGGTATTTTGAATCAGCCATACCTGCTGAAGTTTGTGATAAGATTGTTAAAGCAGGTCTAGCTAAGCAAGAAGAAGAAGCTTTAACCGGTGGTCTGTCTCTTAGTAAAAAATTAAAATTAAAAAAGAAAGAATTATTAGATCTTAAAAAATTAAGAATTTCAAACGTATCTTGGCTAGATGATAGATGGATATATGATGCTGTACAACCATATATTCATAAAGCAAATAAAAGTGCCGGTTGGAATTTTGAATGGGATTACAGCGAAACTTGTCAGTTTACAAAATATAAAAAAGGCCAGCACTACGGTTGGCATTGTGATGCATGGCCAATGCCTTATGGTGCAGGAAGTGAAGCAAATGATTTAAATAAAAATACAATAGGAAAAATTAGAAAGCTATCTGTTACAGTTAGTTTGTCGGATCCTAAAGATTATACAGGCGGCGAATTAGAATTTGATTTTAGAAATACTAATCCGGATAAAAAACATAATCGACAGACGTGTAAAGAGATACGACCTAAAGGAAGTGTTGTCGTATTTCCTAGTCATGTTTGGCATAGAGTTAAGCCAGTAACGAAAGGAGTAAGGTATAGTCTAGTAATTTGGAACCTAGGTTATCCTTTTAGATAATGGACTACCGACTAGAAAAAAATTTCTTACAGTTTAAAAAAGAATTAGACTTTAACAAACTAAGTAAACTAATGGCGGAGAATAATTTTCAAAGTAGGATTATGTCGACCCATCCTGAGAACTATTTATTGGACAGTATTTTTCAAATACGAAATATTCAAGATGAAGTTTTCTTTACAGAAATGTTTAATCAAATGAATAATATGTTTAATAAAGACAATAGAAGAACAACTTTAGATCTATTTTTTTCTTTTGCTAGAGGTGCAAGAGGAGATAACCATAAGGACCAGGAATCTGTCAATATTTTAGGAGCGTATGGTAGGACAATGTATTTTATAAATAACAAAGAAATTGTATTAGAAAAAGGAGATAGGTTATTTATCAACAAAGGTGTAGAGCATAGAGCAATAGGTTTAACACCAAGAATAATTTTATCGTTTGGTATATTTGATGGCTGATTTTAAAAAAGATAAATATGAAATAATTAAAAAAGCAATTCCAAAAGTCTTGTCGGAGTTTGCCTACAATTACATGTTGATCAAAAAACAAGTAGCGGCGACGATGTTTTATAGTAATTTTTTACACAAGGACCAAACTGAATGGGGGACTTTTAGAGACCCACAAGTGCCTAATACTTTTTCTATCTATGGTGATCCAGCCATGGAAGCTTTGTTATTAAAAACCCAACCTGTTATTGAGAAATCTATAAACGATAAACTATTACCGACTTACTCTTACGCAAGAGTTTATAAAAAAGGCGATATACTACAAAGACACAAAGATAGAATAATTTGTGAGATATCAGCTACTATGAATCTTGGTGGAGATCTTTGGCCTATCTATTTAAATCCTGATCCAAAAGCAGGATACGTACATGGTAAACCAAGAGGCATACATAAAATTCAAACGTACCAACCATCAACAAATAAAAAAGAAATTAAAGTTAATTTAAAACCAGGAGACATGCTTCTTTATTCAGGCTGTGATCTGGAGCATTGGAGAGAACCTTTTGAAGGTAGAGATTGTGCACAAGTCTTTCTACATTATAATAGATCAAGCCTTGGGGAGAAAAACATATTTGATAATAGAAAACATTTAGGATTACCAGTTGACTTCAAAAACAAAGTATAAAGTAATAGATAATTTTTTAGATGAGGACACTTATAATAAGTTCTCAGCGTATCTTAAGTCAGAAACAGTACCTTGGTATTTTAGAAGTATTGACACTACTATGGGCGATACTAAAAACAAAAATGGTTTCTTTTCTTTTTGTTTTTACAACGACCATGCACCTAATCATGATTCATTCTATGAGTTTATGCCACCTTTTATTAAACAATTAAAAGCAGAGGCCTTAATACAAATTAGGGCCAATTTAACTTTTAGAGATATCGATGCCAGAGAATCTGCTTTTCACAATGACTATTTATATAAAAACTCTGTAACAGGAATATTTTATCTAACCACTTGTAATGCAAAGACTGTTCTTGATTTACCTGGTGTCAATAAATCTGTGGAAAGTGTGGAGAATAGAATGTTGTTATTCCCTACAAAAATAAAACATAATGTTTTATATCAAACCGATGTCCACAAAAGGTATGTGGTTAATTTTAATTTTTTTAGTGGCCAATGGTAAAAGATTTTACAAAACTTTTAAAGAATAAAAATTATCCAAAACGTAAATGTAGCTGGCATGTCGAAGGCATATTACATAAGAAAACAAATAAATCTTACAAGTTTGATCTATCTCCTATTAGAAAATTTACAGATGGGTCTGAAGGTAAAGAGGGGTTCTTCAAAACAAAAGCAGATAAAACAGTATTTGATTTTAATAAACAATGGGTTATATTAGATAACGAAGAGTTACATGAGTTTCTAAAAGAGAGAAATATTAAAGACATAGCGCTAGAAGAATTGATTAAAACACTAACATGGAACATAATAATAAATAAATGAACTGGCCTTTAATAGTTGCAGATGATTTTTATAGAGACATTGATCTTTTAAAACAATTTTGTGAGAAACAAAACTATGCTGCCGGTTTAAATTTTCCAGGATTTAGAACAGATCCTGTGCATGAAATAAACAATAACTTGTTTCAAGAAATTGCACTTAAAACTTTAGCAGTATTATATCCAGACAACTACAGAAACTTATCTTTTGAAGCAACGTCGTACATACAACGTGTTCCACCAAACTTAGTAGATGGGTGGGTCCACTCTGATTCAGATAGTCAAATAACTTCTATTTTATATTTAAATAAAAATATAAATGCAGGAACTTCTTTGTTTAGACCGGTCGTACCTTCTCCGGATATAAATAGTTTTTCTTTTGATAAAAGATCATATTATCAAAGAGTGAACAATCTTGATAAACTAACTAAGAAAGAAGATGAAATTTTTACAAAAATAAGAACTGAGAATAATGATCAGTTTAGAAAAACTTGTTTTATTAATTCAGAATACAATAGATGTATTATGTTTGACGCTGTTGAATATCATGCAGCAGAAAACTTTTACTCTGATACTAACGAAGATAGATATACTTACATTACTTTTTGGCATCAGTTGTGGGACAAAGGTAAACAACTAAACCCACACCTTACTACCTCAAGAAGAGTTATACCTTAATGGATAACTTCATACATGAGTCAACAATAAATAAAACTGTTTGTGAAGACATACTTAAATATTATTTAGATAATCAAGACAAGCATTTAAAACCAGACTTTGACGAAGAAGTAAAAACATCAACCGAGATACCTATTTCAGTAAACAATAATATGTATCCTTTCAATGAATATAAAACAGGGTTACAGAAATGCATAAATGAATACAGAGAAAAATATCCAGAAGTAGATACTCTATTAGAAAAATGGAGTTTAGTTGAAGACTATAATATTCAATACTACAAACCAGGTCAGGGATTTAAAAAGGTACACTGCGAAAGGGGTTGTGCAGAGGCATCAAAAAGAGTTCTAGTCTTTATGACCTATCTTTCTACTTTAGATAATGCAGGAACCATTTGGCCAAAACAAAAATTTAAATCTGAATGTGTTCTTGGTAACACTATAATATGGCCTACAGATTGGACTTACTCCCACGTAGGAGTCGTAAATGAATATAAAGATAAATGTATTGTAACAGGATGGTATAGTTTTGAATAAGATAAAGAGAATAGACAGTTATTATATTGTAACACGGATCAAAGAACATAAAGAAATTAAAAATAAACTCCTTAATCTAATTAGTCAAATACCCAGAAACAGCTATGAGAACATTACCCACACTGATTGGAGCTTACCTAAAGATTATAAGAGAGAATATTTAGATTATTTTTACACGATAATAAAACCCTATATAGATGACATGAGAGATCTCCTTAAGGAGAAGACTTGTGAGATTCAAAACGGTTGGTTTCAACAGTATTACCAAAACGACTTTCATCAATGGCACAGGCACGCTAAGACAAATTTTGCAAATGTGTATTATCTTGAACTGCCGGATAAGAAAATGACAACAAAAATTAGACCTATTTTAAATGGTAAAAAGGTACAAAATTTCGTAGCTAAAGAGGGAGACCTAGTAACTTTTCCTGCCATGATGCAGCACACGTCTGAAAAATCTAGTAGCAATTTGAGAAAAACTATTATATCATTTAATAGCGATTTTTACTGAAAATTTACAGAGGTTATATGCTACAGAAACTAGGATTTTTACCCGGATTTAACAAACAAGTCACCGAAACTGGGGCCGAAGGCCAATGGTTTGATGGAGATAATGTACGGTTTAGATATGGATCACCTGAAAAAATAGGTGGTTGGAGTCAATTAGGACAGGATAAACTTACCGGTGCGGCAAGAGCAATACATCAATTTGAGAACAAAGACAGTGTTAAATATTCTGCTATAGGTACAAACAAAATTTTATATGTATATGTCGGTGGTCAATATTACGATATCCACCCTATTAGAACAACTTTAACTGGAGCCAGCTTTTCAAGTGACGCTTCAACTCCCACAGTTACAGTAACATGTACCGGGGACCATGGATTACTAGAAGGCGATATTGTTTTATTTGACAGTGTATCAGGGTTAAGTGGATCTACATTTACCGACGCATCATTTGAAGACATAAAATTTATGGTTGCTTCAATTCCTACTTCAACTACTTTTACTATTACAATGGCAACTGTAGAATCAGGAACCCCTTTATCTACTGATGGATCAGCTTCTGTTTTGTGTTATTACAATGTTGGTCCTTCTCAACAACTAGGTGGCTTTGGATTTGGAGCAGGTAACTTTGGGGGTCAAACTAGCGGAGCAGCAACTACAACACTAGCTTCTGGTATTAATGATACAGTAACTAATATTCCTTTAACCAGCTCTTCTGCTTTTCCGGCATCTGGAGAAATTAGAATTGGGTCAGAGGACATAAGCTATACAGCTAATAATACTTCTACAAATATTTTAAGTGGAGGTGCAAGAGAAGTTAATGGTACAACCAAAGCATCACATAGTGGGGGAGCTACAGTTACAAATATTTCTGAATACGTTGCATGGGGAGAATCCTCAACAGCACAAGATTTTACTATTGATCCTGGACTATGGGTTTTAGATAACTATGGTCAAAAGTTAATAGCACTTATTTACAACGGCCCTTGTTTTGAATGGGATGGGTCTCCAACAAATGCGGTTAATAGTAGGGCAACTCTTTTACCAAACGCCCCAACAGCATCGCGTCATGTGTTGGTATCTACACCTGATAGACACTTAGTATTTTTTGGAACAGAAACAACAGTAGGAACTAAAACTACACAAGATGATATGTTTATTAGATTCTCTGATCAAGAAAATATTGATGGTACAGATTCATATACAGTAACTGCAGAAAATACCGCAGGTACACAAAGACTGGCCGACGGATCAAGAATCATGGGAGCTATCAAAGGTAGAGATGCTATTTATGTGTGGACTGATACAGCATTATTTTTGATGCAATTTGTTGGTGCACCTTTTACTTTTTCTTTTCAACAAGTAGGTACAAACTGTGGATTAATAGGCAAGAATGCTTGTATTGAAGTAGACGGTAAAGCTTATTGGATGTCAGAGAATGGTTTCTTTACTTATGATGGACAATTAAACTCACTACCTTGTTTAGTAGAAGATTTTGTATACGATGATATTAATACTACATCAAGAGATTTAATTAATGCGGGTCTTAATAATTTATTTGGTGAAGTCTCTTGGTTTTATTGTAGTTCAGCATCTGATGCGGTTGATAAAGTAGTTACCTTTAACTACTTAGATTCATCTGTTAAAAGAACTATTTGGACAACCGGAACATTAGCTAGAACAGCATGGGAAGATTCTGCGTTGTTTGATAGACCCCACGCAACATACTATAATTCTTCTGATGATGCATCGTACGATGTTGTTGGTAACACGGACGGAAGTACAATATACTATAATCAGGAAACAGGGACCGATCAAGTTAACGCTGGTGGGGCTGTTACAGCTGTAATAGCAAGCATATCTTCAGGTGATTTTGATATCACTCAAAAAAGAAGTACCAGTGGGGCGACTGTAGGTATGCCCGATCTTAGAGGGGACGGTGAATTTATTATGAGAATAAGTAGATTTATACCAGATTTTATAGACCAAACAGGAACGACTGCGATCAAATTTAAAACAAGAATATATCCAAATAGCGCACAGGTTACAAATAGTTTTACTTGTACCTCTTCTACAACTAAAAAAGATGTAAGAGTAAGAGCTAGACAAATTGCGTTAGAAGTTGCAAACACGGGAGCAAATGAGAATTGGAAATTAGGAACATTTAGACTAGACATACACCCAGGAGGAAGAAGATAATGGCTACTGACCAAGAGATACGAGAAGCAGGTTATTATGGAATACCGCAACAACAATATTTATTAAATCCTTTTGAGATACCCACTGCCGATCCGGTGACCGACCAAGGTATTGTTGCAACTAAAGCTTTTACAGGCAATGATGGTTTTAGTGTCTACAATCCTGACCCTAATTCAATCGTAAACAGAAACTACGATCCTACTCGTTACAATAATCTTATGGAAAATTCTTTCCTTTATGGTGGGTCTAATGCTACAGAGCCAAAGTATCTTAATCAACCATTTCCTGGTGGTTTAAATTCTGCACAAGCTGCTTACGACTATGCAACTAAAGGAATAAATTTAGGGTATGGAGATATGATAGCTAAAGATGACCCAAATTTAAAAATGTACAGAGGAGATAAGTCTGTTTTTCAAATGCAAAAAGATGCTGATGATATAATACAAGATGAAAAAATGAGATACGCAACCCAGGGACAATACGAAACTGTACCTAGTGAATTTGCTTACAGCTCACAAACAGAATTAGATAAATTTAAAGATATGTATCCAGAATATTTTGGTTTAAATCAAACCGGTCCTAAAAAAGGTATACCTGGTATAATGGAAAAATATATACAAAATAGTTTTTTAGGAAAAGGACTTAGCGCTGCCGGGAATATTTTGCAGGAGTTCCTTCCAACAAATAGAAGATCAATATTAGAAAATGAATTAAGTGGTAAAGGTATAATGGTTAATGACATTGGACAGATTGTACAAGGCGAAGGTGCTTACGATACAGCGGCTAATGTTATGGCAGGTTATAATGCTAGTAAAATGACTGCAAAAACTTTTGATGATAGAATTGCAATGGCAAGAGAAAAAATGTCTGATGAAAATAAAGGTGCAAGAATAGCAGCTCTTGAAGCAGCTAAAAAAGATTTTCTTGCTGCACAAGGTAAAGCAGATTTTGTATACGACGAAGAAGAAGCTGAGAAAAAGAGAAAAGGTACTATTATATCGAGACTATTTAAAAATAAAAAGAAGGATAAGCCGGTCGACACTTCTGATGATACTTCTACTAATGTAGTGACTGTTTCTGGTAACAATAATCAGAACGATGGCGGTGGATATACTAAAGGAAAAGACCAGGGACAAACAGGATCGTGGACTCCTGCCGGTAGCTATACTGCACCCGCACCAAAACAAAGAGACTACAGTCAACATCATGCATATGGTTTAAGACGTGGAGGACTAGTAAGTATTTTATAATGGCAAAAATTGTAAACTCATTAACTAAAGCTAATCCTGAATACAGCCAAGAAAATTTACAATCTTTGGTTAGAGATTTAGATTCAGTAATAAAAAAATTAAACACTTCTTTTCAAGAAGAATTAAAACAAGAGATAGAAGCTAAGAGTTTCTTTCTAGATTCATAATGGCAGTAGTAAACCAATATAAATTTTATGGTGTAGATAATGACACTACAGGAGCAGCTATTACTATGTTTGGGACCACTACTGTACAAGGGGTTGCAACACAGAATCCATTAATAAATGAAACATATATTATTAAGTCTATTAAAGTCACCTCTGCAGGCACGCCGACTGTGACTATAACAAATAATGCTATTACAACTATTAAAACAGCTGCTTTAACAGCTAACCAAACAGAAGAATTATTAACCCAACCGTTAATAGTAGAGGGCAATACTGTCTTCAAAATAACTTCTAGCACTTCCGATTCCTTTGATATTGCTATTAGTTATTTAAACATCAAAAAGGAGAGATTAGACTAATGGAACTAAAAGAAGCAGAAGTACAGCTAACGTACAGACACAAGGAAACAGGCGAGCTTTTTAAGGAAAGAAAAGACTGGGAAGCTAAAGGGTATAAAAATGAGGAGATGGCTCAAGACGTAAATGTCATCATGCCGGCTCTTGATTTAATGAGCAAAACAAAGTAAAACGATTAATTAAGGTAAAATTATGGCCATATCTAACATGCAACAACCTCTACAGATACAAGCGGGAATAGGTTCCTTACAGGACCCTAGACAAGGCTATTTCTTAGGTAAGCTTGTAAAGAAAGCTGGTCGTGCTGTAAAGAAAATTGTTAAAAGTCCTATAGGTAAACTAGCTTTACTAGGTGGGGGTGCATATTTAACAGGTGGACTTATGGGCGGCGGTGGTGGCCTTGGAAATTTTTCTAAATTATTTGGTGCAATGAAAGGTGGCCTTGGAACAGGTGGTAAGTTCAGTACACTTGGAGACTTATTTAGAGTAGGTGGAGAATCTGGTGCAGCTTTTAGTGTGCCTAGAATGTTAGCCGGTGGCTTAGGTGCTACAGCAATCGCAGCTCCATTTTTTATGGGCGATGAAGAAGAAGAAGATGTAGAAGTTATGGATCCAAGATACCAAGTTCAAAGAGCAAAAGATTATTATACAGGTCAAGGGACAAAAGGTGCTGGTTTAGATTTTATGCCACAGAAAAAATATGTAATGCAAAATTTTTATGCTGCTGACGGTGGTCGTGCAGGTTATGCTAATGGCATGATAGTTGAAGAAGAAGATGACGAAGAATATATTAGATCTGGTGCAGGTGTGTCTAGAAGAATGCCCAAAACATATTTAAACATGGGTGGTGGCGCAGGTCAAGCTCAGGCAGAACAGATGCTTATGATGGAATTTGTTAAATACAAAAATAAAGGTGGCACATTATCTTTTGAACAATTTGTAAAAGCAGTAATGCAACAGCAACAACAAGCACCAGAAGGTGCAGGTATGGAACAACCAGAAGCAGTTCAAATGGCAGCTAAAGGTGGAAGAATAGGTAAAGAAGAAGGCGGGATTATGGAAGCTGAAGCATCAGAAATGATTGACTTAGACGGCCAAGAAAAAGACTACAGAGAAACAGGTGGTTTTGTTGACTTAGGTGGCAAAGAAAGAGCTGATGATGTACCTGCTAGACTATCAAAAAATGAGTTTGTATTTACTGCAGATGCTGTTAGAAATGCAGGAGGTGGCGATATAGATAAAGGCGCCGAAGTTATGGAAAATTTAATGAATAATTTAGAACAAGGTGGTGAAGTTTCTGAAGATTCACAAGGTTTAGAGGGTGCGCAAGCAATGTATGAACAACAACAAATGTTACAATCGAGGATGATATAATGTCAGTACAAGAATATTTAGAACCGGCAGTAAAAGATTACGCAGATCAGGCGAAAGCCACATATTCGGCCGAGTTAGATCCACAAACTTTTATGGGCAAGCAATACGTTGCTGGTGAAGACCCATTACAAACACAAGCTATCAACCTTGCACAACAAGGTGTAGGTTCTTATCAACCATTTTTACAAGCAGCACAAACTGCACAGGCAGCAGGGGCCGGGGCTCTGGGACAATCAGCACAGACAGTCGGTGGACTAAGCGCGTTAACAGGAGCAAATGCTTACCAACCTTTTATGTCTCCGTATCAATCACAAGTTATTGATGCAACGTTATCAGAATTTGACAAACAAAGAGTAGCTGGAGAACAAAATATTAAAGATCAAGCAATGGCTTCAGGTAATTTTGGTGGTGGTAGAGAAGGAGCACAACTTGGTCAGTACCAAGCTAACTCACTAGCAGATAGGTCTGCACTACAAGCTTCAATGTTACAACAAGGATTTCAACAAGCACAACAAGCAGCACAACAAAATTTTATGAATCAAGGATCTATCGCAGCAGCACAACAAGGACTAGCTGGTGCATATGGAAACCAAATGAACCAACAATTTGGTCTATCAGATTTTAATAGAACCGGTATGGGTCAAGACGTTTCTGCATTAGGTTCTCTTGGTGCATTGAGACAAGGTCAAAGTCAAGCTGAACTATCAGCACAGCAACAAGCTGATCAAGCTAGTGCTTACGAACCTTATGGTAGAATGAATCAATACGGTAATACATTAACAGGTTTATTAGGTGGTGTAGCAGGATCACAATACCAACAACCAGGATCATCTAGTCCATGGCAAGGTGCATTAAGTACGGCGTTAGGGATTGGTGGATTGTATGGAAAAATATTCGGGTAATTACTTATGGCTGGCAAAAAAGACGGAATTGGTAAAAAAACTTTAAATACTGCAAAATATTGGACCGTGGGTGGCGGAGGTTTAGGACTTACTATTGCTGATCTATTAGCAAAAGCTGGTGGCTACTCTGGACTTTTTAAAGATGGCGGTAGAGTTAGAGGATGTGGCAAAGCTAAACGTGGATTTGGCAAAGCAATGACGAGGAAGAGATAATGAAACCATTAAATAGACCGATGTTTAGATATGGCGGCCCTATTAAAGAAGGTGTCATGTCGGGTATTAGAGAGCCATTAAAAAGTGGTGGCGCAGCGCTTGTCGGTAATCCTGTTTATCCAAGAACTAATGGAAGAGAGCATCACAACAAAGTTCTTTCAACAATCCTGGGCCAAGCTGGTAAAGTTAAAAACTTTTTTAAAAAACCTACTGCTCCCTCTGGAATTGTAGCAACAAATGCTGCAACTAAAGGTGGTTTTATACCATCAATGGGTACTAAAATTAAAGAATTATTTAGAGGAAGAGAAATTCCTACCTCTGTAGCAGCGGGTGGAACTGGTAAAACTACAGGAGCTATTGTTCCTTATGGAACAAGAGTACCCACAGGTAGTATTAGGGGTAATATACCTTTTGGAAAAAACCCTTTTGACAATCAATCACTTCTTGCAGCAACACAAAGAGTTCTAACTCCAGCAACAGATGCTGTTATAGGAACTGCTAAAGCAGTTAAACCATACACAGGCGTGTTAACTATTGGTGGTATTACATACTCAATGTTAAAACCGGATGGGACACCAAAAACAATAGAAGAGTTAAAAGTTGAAACAGGTGCAGACACAACTACAATTACAGAAGAAATTAAAAGTAATGAGCCTAAAGTTTTAACTGCAGAAGAAAAAAGAAAAGCACAAATTGATAAATACAGAGACATTGTAGATATCAAAGGTATGAACAAAGACGCTGCATACAATTCTTTAATTGCAGCTAGTCAAGCTATCAATGAATCTGGAGATTTTAAAGGTGATATTAAATCTGGTAAATTAATTAATCAAATTATTCAAGCAACTAGCAAGCAGTTTGACAAACCTAAAGCAACTAAAGATGCTATTGATACTCTTATCCTCAAAGGTGAAATACAAGCGGACATTGCTGCAGGTAAGCCAAGTGCAATTGAACAGCAAATTAATGCAGTTTCTAAAAATTTAAATGTTGATAAAAAAACAGCAACTAAAATGGTTTTAAAACAACCAACTGATTTAAGATCTCAAATAACCCAAGATATGGCAATAACTAAAAGTGCTGTTCCAACTTTTAATTTGGTTGTATCTGGAACTAAACAACAATTTCCTAATGCAGTAGTAATGGCTACTGACAAACAGGTAAAAGAAGAATACGGAGATAATATGAGTGCTGAAGAAATTATAAAGTCAAGTGATTCCTTTAAAACAGCTAAAGATCCTAGTGGTGTGTATATTGTAGGTACTGAAGTAGTACAAATAGACAAACAAGGTAATATTAACACAATCTTTCCGTAATGAATTATGGCTTTAAAACCTTCAGATATATTTTCAACTTCAGAATTTCAAAGTTATAATAGAAATAATAACGTAGGTACAATAGAGTCAATGCTATCAGGTGTAGCGTCTGGTCTTATTGCTATACCAAAAGGTTTTTTTTCACTAGGTGCTAGTCTTATGGACCTTGGTGTTAACAGCGGTAAAGCTGCTGCAGTAGAAAGATGGTTTGATAATCTTACAGAATTTGATGAGAAAGCAGAAGCAACAGCTGCCGGTAAAATTACAGAAGCATTAGTTAACATTGGTATTCCTGGTGGTATTGCATTTAAATCTGCTAGCGGTATGGCAAAAGCTTCTATGCTTGCAGCTAAAAATAATAAGTATGTAAAACTAGGAAACAAGAGTTTAGTTGGTGCAGCTGATGAAGCATTAGAACTTACAGCAAAAGGTAAAGGCAGACAGTTTATAGCTGGTGCGTTAGGTGGTGGTGCAGCAGAGGGTGTGTTTGTTGGTGATGCAGAAGCTATTGGTACGTTTGGTGACTTACTAGGTGGACCCACAGCAATAGACAGAAGTCAAACAGATCCAGATGCAACAAGAGAAATATTAAACAGAATTAAATTTGGTACAGAGGGTGCATTATTTACAGGTATTCTTGGTGGTACAGGTACAGTTATTAAAAAAATAACAAAC